ACCATGCCCGTGGTCGTGCTAGCCGATGCACATCGATACACGGTCGTGGACGGCTTCCACCGCCGACTCGTGGCCTCCACGCGCCTCATGCGCACGTGGATCCCGTGTAGCATCATCGAGGCCCCGCGAGGCGACTTGATGGCGTCCACGGTGCGGCATAACCGCGCCAGAGGTAAGCATCAGGTCGACCTGCAGGGAGCGCTCGTGGTGGCCATGAGCAAGCTAGGCATGAGCGACGATGCCATCGCGCGACGCCTCGGCATGAGCGTCGAGGAGATGCTTAGGCTCAAGCAGATCGTGGGAGCGGCAAGGATGATCGCTGGCGTCGAGTACAACAGCAGCTACGGGAGGGACGATGAGCCACCGAATCTGCTTGACGAGTGACCCGATGCGCTCGGGCTGGCCGACCGACAAGTCGGCGCTGTGGGTGCACCACAAGAGCGATTCGCCAGCAGTCGAGCGGCGCGTGCTCGCCGACGACTTCGTCGCCAATCCTCGCAAGTACTACGACGGGTGCGACGTCGTGGTGCTGCTCAACCTGGTCTCGCGCATCATCCGGCCTGGCAGCCGCATGAAGTACGGCCAGTTCCTTACCGACCCATGGACTGGGCCGCAGCGGCTGAGCGTCGACACGCACGCGTTTATCGGCGAGCCGTGGCGCATGTGGTTTCACTTTGGCGCCGTCGAAGCTCCGTTCGGCGAGCCGCACGAGAAGTACCACACCAGCTACCGCGTCGAGACGGATTGGCGATTCTACCTCGACGGCAAGCTCGAGGAGCAGACGTGCAACATGACGCGGCTCAAGCGCTTCGGCGCAGGCGTGCTGGTGTGGCGAGATGGCTACCGGGTAGAGCAACACGAAGTCGAGGTGCTGCCGATGAGCGCGTCGACACACGACGCATATCAGCAAGAGAAAGAGGCCGCGTTTGCCGATGAGCGCACGCCAAACGCCATCATCAAACGCCTCGCCACGTTTGCGCAGCGTGCGTGCCCCGAGCGCACGTTGCCAGACGTGTTTGCATCGCCGCGACACAAGCTCATTGTCACCGACCTAGGCGTCGACCGCTGGCTCACGAGCCAGGCACGGATGATGGTAGACCTGACCAACAACATCGCGGAGGCGTTCCATGGTTAGAAGCGTGTTTGACTGCGCGCGCAACCGAATGCGCTTCGTGTTCCGCGAGTTTGAGCGCATCGTCGTTAGCTACAGCGGCGGCAAAGACTCGACGTGCCTGTTCTGGCTGGCGCTCTGGGAAGCAGAGCGCACGAACCGCAAGATCGAGGTGTTCTTTCTCGACCAGGAGGCCGAGTACGCCGAGACGATTCGCATGGTCGAAAGCGTCATGTCGCATCCGCTCGTGATCCCGCGTTGGTATCAGGTGCCCATCCGCATGACCAACGCGACAAGCCACCGCGAGCTCTACCTGCACGCGTGGGACCCTGCGACGCCTGACCTGTGGGTGCACCCAAAACACAAGCTGGCGACGCACGCCATCGAAGGAGAATACCCAGACAGGTTCTACGACTTCTTCGAGTGGTTCGAGACACAAGACAAGGTGCCCACCGCCCATCTCGTGGGCCTGCGCACCTTCGAGTCAATGAATCGCCAACGCGCGATGCTCAAGGCCAACGGGTATCAGCATTACCAGTGGTCAACTCGATGCAAGGGCGCGCCAAACAGCTTTCGCTTCTACCCGATCTGGGACTTCCAAGGCTCCGACGTCTGGAAGATGATCGCGGACAACAACCTGGAATACAACCACATCTACGATCAGATGATCGCGCGCAGCGGCGTAAACCTCCGCACGATGCGCGTAAGCAACCTGATCCACGAGCAGGCGTTTCGCTCGCTCGCGGCACTGCAGGAGTTCGAGCCGGACACCTACGAGCGCATGGTGCGCAGGCTCGGCGGCGTGCACTGCGCGGCGCACTACAGCCACGAGCGCTACGTGTACGATGCCTCGGAGCTGCCGCCTGGACACGCGACGTGGCGCGCGTATCGAGACCACCTGCTTGCGACCACTGACACGTCGGTCATTGACCGCTTCCGCAAGCGCTTTGCGTCGCAGCCTGACGACGAGGCTGTGTATCAACACCAGGTAAAGCAGCTGCTACTCAACGACTGGGAGGGCAGCTTGCCCAGAACCAAGAAAACAGAGAAAGACTTGCGAAAGGTTTGGTGGGACCGTCTATGAGCATCGAATGGGGAAACATCGCGGTGTCAATCCGCACCGTGCCAAGCAAGCGAGACGCGAGCGCACTGCTCGAGCGCGTGCGTAGGTTTGCGCCGCATGCTGGCCTGTCGGCGCATGCACCGGGGCGCAGCGTGGCCGAGAGCTACGCCGACGCCATCGCATACCGAGGTGCATGCGATTCGCCGCTGTGGGTGCTGCAGTTTGAGGACGACGCCATCCTTGCGCCTGACTTCGAGACGCATGCGCTGCCGATGATTCGCGCCGCGCACGCCGACAAGCGCGTTGGTATGGTGTCGTTCTACTCGGGGCGACGCATCAAGCAAGGCGAGGAGCTGCCAGCGCCTGGCAACTGGGAGATGATTCCAGGCGCAAAGTTTCTCATGGCGCAAGCCATCGCGTTTCCGGTGCAACTCGTCGAGGATCACAACTCTTCCTGCGACGAGGCGGATGATGAAGCAGCTTCAAGACCTTCTGGCCGACGCGTCTAGCCTGCGTGGCTCAAGGCTCGTGGTCTGCGCTACCTTCGCGCGTGGCCTGCCATCGTGCAACACGACGAGGTCAAAAGCCTTTACGGTCACAACATGAATCCAAACCGATACTCCGAGAGCTATCGCAGGACCTACGGATGAACGTGAAGCCAGGCGCGCCACTCAAGCCAGGTCAGCTCTTGCACCCAGTCGTGTGGCGCTCGCACACTGACGAGCTACCAGCTAAGGCACTGGAGACAAAGCGATGGGATTGGATGCTGGTGATGGCGTTTGGATTTGGCAGATCGAAGCGTCTGCAGACGTGGTCGCGCCCGTGCGATGACCTCAACGGTCCTCACTGGATCGGCGTGCGCAACGGCACCGCGCTCCATACCGACCCGAAATATCCTCGGTACACACATCAACTCATGGTGCGCAACGATGGCTGGCGATTGACTGGCGCGGCGATGCAGCACGATGACCCGTGGACACCTGGCACGGTGTTCTGCTGCGACACGCACTCGCCCCACATCCTGCTGCGAGAAGATGGCGGGAAAGGCATGTTCTACCTAGCAGCAAGCATAGACTCGACGACGCCTCTATCCTGCGAGGAGACGTTGCCTCGTTTGCTTGAGTTCGTGCGGCGGCATCTGTGAGAGCCATCGGTCACTGCGACGCGTGCCAGCTCGTGGTGACCGAGCTCGACGACGCCACGCCATGCGACGGCGTGCAACTGCCGCTCCCTGGCTTTGGGCGCACGTGCTCGAGGTGTTTGCGATGGCTGCGCGTGGTGTATGTGTCGCCAGTGGCTTCGCCTCACGCATGCGGCAAGCGCTGCAAGGCAGCCGCGTGCAACATCTGCCGGTGCGTGTGCATGGGCAGAGCTCATGGCGTCAATCGGAATGCCTACACTCGCAACGCTCGACTGGCGCAGACGTTCGCGAGCGTGGTAGATAGCGTGGAGTCGAGCCCTACACTCGACGCGGTTGCTCATGATCAAGCTACAGCGTATGCTCTTGCTCGCCACAGCTAGACGTGTCTCCCTCGTTTGGCGTGGTGCTGGCGTCGGTCCCTCGTCAGCTGGGCGCGCCGTGTTTCCCCTCCGCGTGCGCGCCCTTCTACTCTCGGCGCCATGACGACGCCCCTACTCCAAGCCTGGGCAGTGCAGCGCGCAGCGAATAGGCCGCTGTGGCGCCTGCCGCTCGCGGAGTTCGTGCCTCGCGTGTCGCCGCTGCTCGAGGAGCCTCGGCACCTGAGCGCTCTGTGTCGCGCGTTCGACCGCATCCGCAACGGCGAAGAGGTGCGGCTGCTCGTCTCGGTACCTCCGCAGCACGGCAAGACGTTCTGCATCTTGCACGGGCTCGCGCAGCTCATCGCAGCTAGGCCCGACAAGACGAACGCCTTCACCTCCTACGGCGCAGACTACGCGCACAGCCGCTCGCGGCTCTGCCGTGACTACGCGCGCGCCGCTGGCGTCAAGCTCCGCGGCGACTCGTCGGCCATGGCAGAGTGGCGCACGGAGGCCGGTGGTGGGCTGCTCGCGACCGGCGTAGGCGGCCCGCTGCCAGGCCACGGCATCTCGGGCGTGCTGGTCGTCGCGCACCCGTACAAGAACCGCGAGGAGGCCGACAGCGCGCTCGTGCGGGGCTCGCGGCATCACAGCGACGGCGACGCCGCTCTCACGCGCGTGCACCCAGGCGCGAGCATGTGCTCAACGCCTCAGAGGTGGCATCCTGACGACCTCATCGGAGAGCTCGCCCGACAAGAGAGTCAAGCGTGGGAGGTGATCAACCTTCCGGCGCTCAACGACGATGGCAAGAGCCTCTGGTACAAGCGTCCGCCCAAGTTTCTTGAGCGGGTGCGCCGTGACGTTGGCGAGCACGACTGGTGGGCGCTCTACATGGGTAGCCCGCGACCTCGAGGCGGGCAGCTGTTCTCGGGCGTGTCCTTCTACGACAAGCTCCCCGAGACATATCGCGTGAGCATCGGCATCGATCTCGCGTACAGCGAAAGCAGCTACGCTGACTACAGCGTCGCGGTAGTCATGGCGCACAACGCACAGCTCGACGCCTGGTACGTGCTCGACGTGCGACGCATGCAGGCCAAGGCGACCGAGTTTGCCGCCACGCTGCGCGAGCTCACGGAGCGCTTTCCAGGAGCTAAGCTGTACGGCTACATCGGCGGCACCGAGAAGGGCACCGTGGACTTCTTGCGCCGCGAGGGCATCCCGTTTCGGCCCGACCCGGCCAAGATGGACAAGCTCTCTCGAGCGACCTCGACGGCAGCGGCGTGGTCAAGCCAACGCATTCACGTGCCTCGCGAAGCGCCGTGGCTGAGAGACTTCGTCGAAGAGGTCTGCAGCTTCACCGGCATCAAGGACAGACACGACGATCAGGTCGACGCGTTCGTTGCAGCGTTCGACGCACTACACACCAAGGCCTACCGCGCCACCGGCTTCTCGGATGGCTCGTTTGACTGGGGATGAACCATGCGCCCGAAGATTGTCACCATCACCGCTACCAGCCCGAGCTCGGCTTCGCCCAACGTGGCGAGCACCGGCATCGTTGGTGGCCTGTCTGGCTTCGATGCGCCCTCCATCATCGGCAACCTGCAAGGCGGCACCGGTGGCACGCTCGACGTGTACTTGCAGACCTCGTACGACGGCGGCACGACCTGGTATGACTACGCGCACTTTCCGCAGCTGAGCGCTGGCGCCGCAGCGTCACTCCGTGCGTATCAGGTCAACCGCACCACGGCTGTCACCGCTGCAACCACGATCGGCTCTGGCCTCAATGCTGCGCTCGCGACTGACACCATCCTCGGCGGTGCGTGGGGTGACATGATGCGCCTGCTGTTTGACGGTGGAGCTGGGACGAGCGCTGGCGCTTCGCAGTCCGTCACGATCATCGGCCAGGCCATCACGCGCTGATGCACGGCCTGTACGCCACCAACATCGCAGGCTTTACGCAAGCCGAGCGACTTGCGCAACAGTGGCTATCGCCGCGCTACCGCAAGCTCGACCGGCTGGAGCGATACGTCGTTGGCGAGCAATACGAGGGCTTGCCCGACTTCTTCAACCCGAAGCAAGACGTACCGCTGATGGAGCGCGCGCCGAACATCGTGCACTCCGTCGTGGAAGCCGCGATTCGGCAGCACTGCGACTTTGCACTCGGCGAAGGGAGATTCCCTGGCATCAGCGCCGCCGCAGACGACGACGAACGGTTGCTCGGCGAGGGCATGCCCGACGAGATGGCGCAGCTCTACGAGGCATGGTTGCGGCTGCTCATGCGGCACGCGTGCTTTCCCGAGGCGTGCGTCGATGCGCTAGCCAACGCTGAGGCATGCGGCACGGCGGTCTCCGTAGTGGCGCTCGTGAACGGCTGCCCTGCGATCCACACGCTGCGAGCCAAGTGGTGTCAGCCCGAGTTTGACGACAGCGGCTCGACCATCAAGGCGCTCGAGGTGCAATACCCGTTCTTCTCGTACGAGAAGAGCGACCAGGGCCAATGGATGGTCTACGCCAAGCTCTACCGGCGTCGCATCGATGAGACGCGCGACGTCGTGTACAAGCCGGTCGACATGATGCAGATGGGCCTCGGCCAGATTGACTGGCAAGAGGACGCAGCCAAGAGCGTGACACATAACCTTGGCTTCTGCCCCGTGGTTTGGTACAAGCTGCGCTCCAGCTACGAGCACGCGAGCGACCTCGACGGCTACCCGATCCACGGCACGCAGCTCGACGAGCTCGACGCGCTGAACTACTCGCTTTCGCAGCGTGGGCGCGCGGCCATCTACAGCGGCGATCCGCAGGCATACGAGACGGGCGTGGACCCGCAAGCGCCACCAGCTGGTGGCATGGGCCGCGCTGCGATCGTCCCCGCAAAGGATGGCAGCGGCTACGTGTTCGGCTCGACCACCGGTGGCAGGCCAGCGCGCAAGAAGGGCGCCGGCACGGTGTGGAGCTACGAAAACCCCGAGGCCAAGGTCGGCCTGCTTTCGCTCCCAGGTGATGCGCTCAACAGCATCAGCGACCACGTCGCCGACATCTGCGACAAGATCGGCGAAGTGCTTGGTTACACCAAGGCGAGCCCCGAGACCGTGAAGGGCGCTATCAGCGGCAAGGCGCTGGCCTTCCTCTACCATCGCACGACGAGCTTCGTGGACGGGCTGCGGCAAGACTTCTGGCACGGATGGATGTGCCCGGTCATCAACCTGCTGAACCGCGTGGTGCACACGCAGGAGAAGCGCGCGCCTGGCTCGGTCTACGTGCATGGTGTGCGGCGCGTGATGCCCATCCTAGACACGTTCACGGTCGACATCGCAGGCGTGCCGATGTGGATGCCGCCGCGGTTGCGCGCTCGATGGGGACACTACTTCGGGCTGACCGCGCAGGATGAGGCTGAGGTCGTGCGCATGACCGTCGATGCCTACAACGCGCAGGTGATTCCTCTGCGCCTCGCGCTCGAAAAGCTGCAGAACATCTATCCGCACGACGACAGCGAGAAGCTGTCCGAGGAGATGGAGCACGAGCTCACCGAGCAAGCCATGCACGAGGCGGCTGCGGTGGCCAAGCAGAACGCCAAGGCACTCGAGGCAGGCGCCGATGACGAGGCACCAGAGAGCGAGCCGCCGAGTGGGCCTCCGTCGAGCGTGCCTGGTGCGCCGCCAAGCGAGCCAGGTGCACCGCCGTCGAGCAAGCCTGGCGAGGATGACGACGAAGAGCCGATCCCGAGCACACAACGGCCCGAGACGCTGGGCAGCAAGCGCCGCCGCGCACGATGACTCGCGAGGAGCGCGAGGCGAGGCTTATCGCGCAGCCCATCCTCGACGCAGAGGTGGAGACGCAAAAGGGC